GTAACCTTTCAACCCTCACATGGTTATTCTACAGAGAATTGACAATCTTGTCAAGTGTGTTATAATACAAACAGGCGAAGAAAACAAATATGGGAATTGCTCCACCAATGAAAAAGAAGCAGCATTATGTAAATAATCAAGAGTTTCTTGCCGCCCTAATTAAATACAAAGATAAGGTTGCCATTGCGGAAGCAAAAGGTTTGCCGAAACCTAGAGTAGATAATTACATCGGCGGTTGTTTCCTCAAGATTGCAACACATTTATCATACAGACCAAACTTCATCAACTACATGTATAAAGATGATATGGTTTGTGATGGTATTGAAAACTGCATTCAGTATATCGATAACTTTGATCCACAGAAGTCAAAGAATCCTTTTGCATATTTTACACAGATTGTGTACTATGCATTCTTAAGACGCATTGCAAAAGAAAAACGGCAGTTGGACATCAAGGAAAAAATCCTTGAGAAGTCTGGTTATGATGAAGTCTTCTCGGTTGACGGGGACGGCGGAGCAGAGTATAATCAGATCAAGTCCCGCATTGCCATCAATAATAAACGGTGAAAATTCTCCTTATCACAGATCAGCACTTCGGTGTACGAAACGACAACCAGTCTTTCATCAACATCTATAAGAAGTTTTACAACGACATAGTTGTCCCTTTTATCAAGGTATCTAAGATTGATACCGTGATTGCTCTTGGCGATACCTTTGATAAAAGGAGATCTATTAACTTCATGTCTCTTGCGGAAGCAAAGGAGATGTGGTTTAATCCTTTGGAGAGCATGGGTGTAACTATGCACATGCTCACGGGTAATCATGATATTTACTACAAGAATACCCTAAGGATCAATGCCCCTAGAGAATTACTGGGAGAGTACAACAACATCATCGTCCATGACAGTCCAACTACTGTTAATTTTGACGGTCTTGATATACTGCTTCTTCCTTGGATTTGTGATGAAAACCGAGATGGATCCTTTAGAGAAATCCAGACTAGTCCTGCACGGGTCTGCATGGGTCATCTTGAGCTTAATGGTTTTGAGGCTCACCCTGGGCATGTGATGAATAATGGTATGGACAGGAGTGTCTTCTCTAAGTTTGAGAAGGTATTCAGTGGACACTACCATATGAAGTCATCTGATGGCAATATCAACTACCTGGGTAATCCTTACCAGTTGTATTGGAATGACTATGGTTGTAAGCGAGGTTTTCATGTCTTTGATACAGATACTCTGAAGACTACGTTTTACCGCAACCCATTTGACATGTTTACGAAAATCCATTACAATGATGGGATGGACGTACCAAAAAATTTGGAAGGCACCTATGTAAAACTCATTGTAGAAAACAAAGGTGACAATGCCAAGTTTGATCACAACGTCAGACAACTCCAAGATCTTGGTCTGGCAGATCTAAAAATTATTGAAGATCTATCAGTTGAGATGGGTGGCGAGGTTATGGAAACCGAAGACACCCTAACCCTCTTGGATAAATACATAGATGAGATTGACCTTAAGGTAGACACTAACAATGTTAAAAACATAATGAGGTCCCTGTACATCGAAGCTTGCGAAATCTAATGTATATTCTCACAGACAAAAGCACTGGTGGCGTGTATGCTGTCTTTAACAAAGATCGTATCAAAACTGTACAAGTGTTTGAATCTGAAGAGGACGCAGTAAGATACAATGACCTTCTTGTGGCAGACGGATACGAAGAGGAATTAGAAATCCTAGAAGTCGATCCTAACATTGTTGCTGCTAACTGTGGTAGATACAACTATTACTACACCGTTATCGGTAAAGATGAATTTGTTATTCCCCCAACATGATCTTATTTGAAACTATCCGCTGGAAGAATTTTCTCTCAACGGGTGATCAGTGGACAGAAGTTAATCTCAATGAAGTTAACTCCTCTCTTATAATCGGTCAGAATGGTGCTGGCAAGTCTACCATTCTAGATGCAATTTGTTTTGCACTATTCAATAAACCATTTCGTAAGATCAACAAGCCACAACTTGTTAACAGTATTAACGAAAAGGGTCTGAAGGTTGAAGTTTGTTTTAGTATTGGTCCTGATGACTATCGAGTGTTTCGTGGGATCAAACCCAACACATTCGAGATTTACAAAAACAACAAACTGGTAGATCAAGATGCAGCAACTAAAGACACCCAGAAATACCTTGAGCAGTCTGTACTTAAACTTAACTACAAGTCTTTCACTCAGGTTGTTATTCTTGGAAGTAGCACTTTTGTGCCTTTTATGCAGTTGCCTGCTGCTCATCGAAGAGAAGTCATCGAAGATCTTCTAGATATTGGCATCTTTTCGCAGATGAATACTCTGCTTAAAGATAAGATCAGAGCATCACATAATGCAAGTAACGATTGTAAACATCTTCTGGCATTATCTGAAGAGAAAGTTTCTTCTGCTCAAAAGTTAATCGATTCACTTCAAGAAGTCAATGCAAACTACTTGAAGGAGAAAGAAGGTAAGGTATCAGATAATCTTATCAAAATTGATGATACTCAAATCAAACTAGTTGAGAAACAAAAGCAACTAGGTATGGTTGAATTTGATTTGACAACATACAATGAGCTTAAAGGAAGTATTTCAACATTCAAACAAAACCAAGCAGTCAAAAAGTCTGACCTTAAGAGACTTGCTGGAGACCTTAAGTTTTTTCAAGATCATAGTGATTGTCCTACTTGTGGACAAAGTATTGAGGAGTCATTCAAAGAAGACCAAATCGGTACCCTAACCAAAGCAGGGAAAGTATACTCCAAAGAAATCAAAGACTTTCAGGATCACATTGATGCACTGACTGCACAACTTATTGAGTTGGACGAGAAGTCCTCTCAAGCACATGAGTTGAGAAGTGAGATCAATATTCTAGAGCGAGAGATTGTACGTCTGGAGTTTGACAATCTGGAGATTCAGAAGCAGTTGATTGATCACAACATGAATACTCCAAACATTTCTGACGCTGAGGTGTCACTGAAG